GCGTTTGTTGTATTAACTTGAGCACCTTTTACAGCTGATACATAGATGTTTCTTATAACTTCTCTGTTAATCTCTGTTAAGATTTCTGCTGATAAGATGTTTGCAAGCTCAGTTTCAGCGTCTAAACCATGGATTGCTTTAAGATCTTGTGCAAGTTCCATTGTGTACTCTGCTTTTAGAGCTCTTGATACTGCTGTTACAGTATGTTTCTCGATTGAGAATGCCATTTCTGCGAAAGCGTCAGCTGTAGTATCACCTAAAGCTTCTGCCTGTGCAGTTGTTTGACCAGTAGCAGATGTGTAAGTTCCAGCAGGTGAATCGTTAAGAACAGCAGGGTTAGTACCTGACTGATCACCGGCACCTGTGTCGCCTGCAGCGTCTTGGTTAGAAAGAAATGGAATTTCTTCATCAAATAACGCTTGTGCGCCTGCTTGTGATTTTGCTCTTGCTCTCATTGCAAAGATAAGACCTGTTGGGCCAGTCATTGGCTGAACACCACAGACATCGTATGCAATAAGGTTTGGCATTGATTGTCTTACTAATGAAATTAGGATTGGGTCCCAATTGTCAATTGAAGAACCAGTTGCGTTTGTTGGTGCAGCTTCACCTAAGAACGCTCTGTCTTCTCTTAACGCTTTTTCTTGGTTTTCCAAGATGACAGTAGTAACAGCTCGTCTGTAGGCATCATCGATCTTTGGTAATTCGGGATGCTCAAGGACTGGCTGCCACTTCTCTTGTAAGTTTTGTGTTTGAAACATTTGTCTCTCCTCTTATATCTTACTATTTATTATTTCGCACTCTTGACTGTTCTGCCAATTGCAGACATATAGGCTGCAATTGAACTGTCTTCGTTCAAGTCCTCTACAGCGGTGCCAGTTTCTACTTCATCATGTGTTTCGGTTTGAACCTTCTGTTTTGGGAAGTAGGATTCTTTAAGTGTATTTAACTTTTCAGTGTAAACACCCTCTTCAGTGTATTCTACGTCTTGAGCAAGAGACTCAAATTTTTCAATTTCTGTATCGGTTAAATCAGATGTAACATCTTTAATAACCTTTTCCTTGATTAGTGATCCGTTAGATTTTTTAGATTCAACAACTTCTTGAATTGTTTTTTCTAACTTTTCTTCTAATTTAGAAATTTTATCAGCTTGTGCCTCAAGTACATCGTACTTTTCGTCAGGCACATCGATGTAATGATCTTCAAACAATGTTTTTAGACCTGAGATGAAATCTTCAGCGATTTCGCCTTTGAGACCACGCTCAAGAGCAAGTTCGTTTTCTTTCATCCACTCTTCAACGACATAGTTTAAATAGTTATCAACTTTGTCTGTTAAAGTTTCGTGTACATCAGCAACTTCAGTTCTTAATTCTGACTGATATTCTTCTTCTAATCTTTTGATCTCTTCTCTGATCTTAGATTTTACAGCAGTTTCAAAAATTGTTGCAGCTTTAACTTTAAATTCTTCTGAAAGATTGCTATCAGATGATAGTAATGCGTCAACGTGTTCTTTAACGTTTACAGATGCTAGTCTTTCTTCAGTCTTTGCATCTTTCTCGTCATCGTTTGGATGACCCATTTCGGAATGATAAGCAGCATGAAGTTTTTCCATTTTGCCTTTAGTCATCTTGTCCATTCCGTTCATCATCTCTTTATACATCTCATCTTTGGTCATGTTCATAGCGTTCTTCATGTAAGTTGCATATAATTCAACCATGTCGTCTTTTTTCATAGACTTCATAGCCTTCATCATATCCTCTTTCATCTTGTCATGATCCATTTCCTTATGCATACCTTCCATACCACTATCAGCATTCATTTCGTCCTCATCTTTATCGTGAGCGCCAGCTTTTAGTTTTTTCTTGTCCTCATCGTCTTCATGAGCACCTTCTTTATGGACTTTTTCCATTTTATGGACTTTTTCCATTTTATGCATACCTTCTTTATTCAGATCGTGCATTCCTTCTTGTTTATGTTTTTTCTCTTTTAATTTTGGTTGAGGTTCTGCTGGAACTTCACCCTTTTGTGCAGGGTCATTAGTAATCTCTTTACCGGATTTCCCAGCAGCAACAGATGAAGCACCCACTTCAGCAGGTTTAGCACCTTTTTCTACGTTTGTTGCACCATCTTTTGGAGCAGCAACCATAGGATCGCTTGGGCCAGCATTCTTTTTAGGAGCATCGTGTGCGGCTTCTTCGAGTTCAGCCAAAACTTCCGCTTCTAATTCCTCAATGGTTTTGTCTAGTTCGTTAGCCATGGGGATGTTCTCCTTTTATTGTATTTATACATAATTATTTATAAATTAAAGCATTTTAAGAAACTTAGCAAACTCTAGTGCTTGTTCCTTATTTTGTCTTGCTCTAACTCTTTTGTCAATTCTTTCTTTCATTTCATAAACTTGTGCCTCTACAAGTGATCCATGATCCCAAACCCATTCTTTACCTTCCATGATGCCCTCTACGAAGGCGGAAGGTGCTGATGGATCTGCAACAATATCACCTGCTGTTGCAAGTTTAAAATCGCTTTTCACATAGTTTACACCACCTTTTTGGTCTAAACTCCCCATACCTCTTGATGAAACTCCTAATGTTGCACCCTCATCCATAAGTGATTTAACAATCTCACCCATAGGTGTTGACATTATCTTAGCTTCTCCTATAAAATTATCACCCTCTGGTTTTAGACTTGTAATCATATGTGATACTCTGTCTAAGTTTACAGTTGGACCATCTGGGTGACCAAGTTCGCCAAAAGCTCTATTCTTTTGGATAAACTTTGAGTCATAGTTTTTTACTTCTTTCATAAGAACATCACGTGGGTAAACCCTTCCGTTTCTATTCTTTATGTTAGATTGCATAAAGATACCTTTTATTTTGTAATCTTTTTTGCCATTATCTTTTTCTTCTATAATATAGTTTGACGTACTAAAGTCATTCGCCTCTGTAATAAGTTTTACTGTATTCATTAGCTTAAGTTATCAAACCCCGAAGTCTTTCTAAATTTTAATATTATGAATCCTACTGAAGCAGATCCATTTGTTAATAAAACATCACCAGTAACACCACTGCCGGCATTGTTTGCTATTGCAGGCAATCCAACTGCTTGTGTATTGAAATGTCCACTACCATTTAATGATAATGCGACAACATTAGATGTTGCGTCAAATAAAATATCAGTTGTTGATGCGACTGACCAACTACATGATACTAATGATAATCTAGGATCAGTAGATGCACCTGTTAAGGCAGAAGCGTCTAAAATACTTGCGGCTGAGTTTGTAGATGTTGTTGTGACTTTGATTACTGTCTCAAAATCTGAATCTCTTAATTCTTGTGTAACTAATGCCATGTTTTCCTTACTTTAAAATATCCATTGCTTCATTTTCAAAATAATCGTATAACTGTTTTTCAGGCACACGATACCTTTTCGAAACATCAGATATTGTTTTCTCAAAATTATTTAGGAAATTTGAGCCCTTAGTATCAAGCTTTTTAAACAATTCATCTACTGCTTTCTTCATTTTTGGCGCAAGTTTCCGATAAGATTTTGACTTTTTGTGTTCATCTTTTTCGAAAATAGATGTATATAAGTCGTTAAATTTATTCATCATCCTTTTCTTCTGGTTGTGTTTCAGGTTGTGTTTCGTTTTCAGTTTCGTCAGGTAAGTGATTTTTGACAAAACTTTGTGCAACTTCAACTTTTTTTGTTTCTATTGCGTCTGCAATCTTATCTTTCATAGTTCCTTTAAATGCATCTTCAGCATCTAATGTCTTTCCTTTTGCAAGTGCGTCAACTACATCTTTACTGCTCATTATCATCTCCTTGTGGTTGTTCAGGTTCTTGTGTCTTTATTGGTTCATTTGTTATACCATCGTTATCACCAATATTTACTCCACCTTCGTCTGGTGGATTACCTGCTTCTATATTAATTTGTTTTCTCATTTCCTCAATCTCATAGTCTGTTAATTTAAGGATATTTTTTTGTACCCATAATTTTGAGAAAAATGTTCCAACATAACCTTCAACTTGACCAAGTTGATCTAATTGCTCTCTTAGTATTTCTGCATCTTTCAACTCAGCAAAGTGTCCGTCTTTCATAAAGTCATATTGAATATGTTCTTTTATATTTTTCCACTCCTCTATATTAATTACATTTTTTAAAACTAATTGTGATTTTAAAATATCATTAAATAGTGGTGTAAACTTTTTTCTTATTCTTTGAACAAACTTAGTAAATTTAAGTTCGTCTCTTGTTATCTCAGTTGTTCTACCTAAAGAAAAGTTTTGTTCTGCTTCTAATCTTGAAATAGGAACATTTAGTGAACGATATAATTTTCTTTGAAAATAAATTATATCATCTATCTCACCTAAATTTTGTCCACCAGGTAATGTAGATATCTCTGTTCCTCTACCACCTTCTCTTCTAGGTAACCAAAAATCCTCTAACATTGACATGTGATTTCTATCATCACGAATCTCACCCGTCTTTGCATCGTAAACAAGTTTATTACGATATCTTTGCATCACATCTTTTAGATACTGTTCTGCTTTTACTTTTGGTAAATTACCTACATCAATATAAAATATTCTTCTCTCTGGTGCTCTTGATATTCTGTAAATGACAAGTGAGTCTTCAATCATTCTTAACTGATTAACAGGTTTAATTGCTTTATGCAAATAAGATAAAACTATATTTTTATTTGCATCAGTCAAACCAGATATACAATATGTAATAGCATCAGGTGATATTCTTACACCTTGAGTAGAATTCATATTATGTCCTTTTTCATTATACACATAATAATCAACTGATTTTTTAATTAACTCTGGCCCAGATGACTTAGGAACTTTAGTTACTTCTTTTACTTTTTTAATTTTTCTAGGATCGATGTATCTTACTTCTTTTATTCCTAACTTCGGATTTTTGTTATCAATAATTTTATGATAATATATTCTACCATCAATATACCATCTTCTAAAAATGTCATGACCCTTCGTATCAAAATCTAAAAGTTGTAATGTTTCATCAAAACACTCTCTTATTTTATCCTTAACATTTTTTCTGTATGGAAGTTGGTCTAGTACGATATTGACTGATTGATCTCTTTCGTTTGAAACTATCGCTTCATTAACAATATCTTCAATAGCACTATCGCACTCTGGTTGTTGTGATATATCTCGATAACGTTTTATGAGATCATACTCACTTCTATCTCTTCCGTCTTGATCTAAGACAGTAGCATAGTGACCCCCACCTGCGATTTCAACTGTTCCGTCATCAGCTGAGGGTTGAGTAAATTTCTCTGTGCTATCGCTATCTTTGATTCTCTCGAATTTAAATCCGAATAATTCTGCCATAATAAGCTCCTACTGTTATTTATAGTAGGTAAATTAGAAGTTCACGCCACTTGTTTCAAAGTGTTGATATCTCCAAGTCACCTCAAATTCTTCCAATGCATTAGTTGTATCGTAAGATAAGTCAACCTGTCCTATTGACTGTGGAAAACATGCTCTTAAAATATAAGTTTTAAGAACTGTATCATCTCTATCTAATTGATCAACAAACAAGTCTGCTTGATAATCAGTTGCAGAGGTAACACCTGTGTTTTCTGCAAGATCGTTGATACCGTTCATCCACCTTTCAATAGCATTTCTTACATTGAAAGTCGTATCGTTGATGAAAGTGGTTGACCAAGTTTCAAACTCTCTATCACCTGCGATATATACATTTCTTCCTCTGAAAGGCACCGGAATCTCTCCAAGTGTTTGACCCGGTAAGTTCGATGCCTTACATAAGAATGAAGCATTTCTAACATCTAAACCAATTGCGATACCTGTTGGAGGTGTAATAGTTACTCTGAACTGATTAGCACGAGCACCACCACCTGCAAGATTAGCT